GGTTTCAGTTGAGCTACAACACTCAAAGCACCGGTCATTGGCGCAATATTTTCTTTTAGCCGGTAGTCCGATGCGGAGTTATATGCAACCGATGTCCCGTTTGTAGACACGTTGCCGACAATTGAATAACTGCTTATGCCTCCGTACGCATACAGCGCTAAATAACCAGCGGTCCCGTTGAGAACATGAAGTGTAGTAGTCCCAGAAGAAGTTTCATTATAAAATACTCCACTCGGATTACTACCGTTCCCCTTGGCATAAAGCACCCAGCTTGCGGATGGATTGGCAAGACTGCCGATGGAAAAGGTGCAGGTTCCCATTGTTACAACGGGTGTACCAAATAGTGTATACGCTCCAGAAAACCCTATAGTATTGCTGAACGTCCCGCTTCCGCCGTAGGTTGCAATGCCCGCCCCTGCTAACGATGATGATCCCGTGCCACCACTTCCTGTGGCTAGAGTTCCACCCAATGTGATAGCGCCTGCAGTTGCCGAGGAGGGGGTTAGCCCAGTACTCCCTGCAGAAAAGGTAGAAACCCCAGAAGTACCAGAGGCAACCAGTGTTCCAGCAGATAAGGTCAATCCAGATCCAACTGTAATTTCTTCAGCAGCGCCTGTGCCACCAGTAGATCTCCCAAGCAGCTTTGCAGTTGCCATAGTTAAGCCGTTAGCGGAGGCGTATGCGCTAGGGGCCACATAGTCAGTCCCTGATACCGCAGCGCTAAGCGCCGTTCCATTGCCCTTTAGTACCCCAGTAACGGTTGTGCTCAGGGTTATTGCTGGAGCAGAAGTGGCAGTAGCTACAGTGCCAGCCAGTCCATTAGCGCTTACTACCGAAACAGAAGTTACACTACCCCCTGAGGACGGTACACTTGTCCATATAGTGCCATTACTTATTAGACCATTCCCAGCGGCACCGGGTACCGCCAAGCCAGTGCCGCCACTACTAGCAGCAAGCGGTGTAGTTAATGCCAGTGTAGGTAAACAATCTAACGAAGCGGATACGTTTGTTGCGTCATTAAATACGCCAACCGTACGCCCGGCGGGTACAGCCACGCCCGTGCCAGTAGAATTCTTGACCGTTACAGTATCAGCCAAGTTATTAGTAATAATGTATTGTTTTTGTATAGCAGGGACAATAAGCTGCCTTGCTCCACCAGAAGTTCCGGTTAAATTAAGTCGAAGGTTCCTTCCTTGCTGAGATGCATTTGTGTCCACTAGCGTCAGCGTTACATCTGCACTGGCAAACACAACATCCACAGATCCAGTTATTGCCTCGGTAAGCGCAGTACCTAGGTTGGTATTGGTTGTATTCCCCCATTGCCCAGTCTGTTCGCCAGTATTAATAAGTTCTATCTTTATGCTGTTATATGTACTAGCCATGACATCCCTCTATTTGTTTTGAACCCACATTAGCGTATGGAATTTCTGGAAACAGACATTCCCGTATAAATAATTTAACTTTCTCTGCGTTAAGCCCCAGAGCCTCCATAACTCTTGGAGTATGTGGGTTTTGTTTCTGGTTAGAACAATACCAGTTGTGGGCATCAGTATAATCGTTAGCCGTTGATTCCCCAATATTGTTTAGATAATAATCGAGGTTAGAAAGCATTAAGCTGCATATACGGTCTAACTCATCCCCCGTCTGGATATTGGTTGCTGTAATGATATGTGGGCTGAAGATTTTTGCGGCCCATTCTGGAAGCTCGCGCTCACGCTTCCATGTGTGCAATGAAACTCTTTGTTTAAACCAGTCAATTAGATGATGCCCTTTGGATACCGGGCTAAAGTCATGAAAGGCCCCGGTTACTTTGTTCGGGCCAGCAATGATGTCAAAGCCGTATATTGGCGAGGGGTCGTTAGTATTTGGGAATACACATAAGTGCATCATATAGAGCTTCTTGGAAGCTCTTGCGTCAACGATGTCTAAATGCGCTCTACGGAATGAACTGCTCTTGTAAACGTAATTAGGCCACTCAAAGTTATGACCCTCATCTACTGGCTCATACTGAGATAGAACGGCTTTTAACTTTTCCGCAAGCTCATCAAGCCTATTGAATACCATGCTCATTTGCAATCTCTTCAAAAAGCTGCAAGTTAAATTCGATTGCCCTATTAGCTTCATCCCCTAGCACGTCCGTTAGACGCTCACGGATCTTTGCAATCAACCCTTCTCGGTCATCAAACTGATAGAGCTTTCCACTGCCGGGAACTGCTTTTTTAATTATTTGCCCACCATATAGGTCGCCAAAATGACGGATGTATATGTGAGCCAGAAGTAGATCTGGGCTAACAGTATCTAAGTATTCTAAATAAGCGTTAGTTGACGGGTAAACTTTTGAGGAGCAACCCAGCTCTATTAGGTCAGACTCTATATGCTCGGCACGGCATATTGGCTCAACGCCCTCTAGCAACCCGAAATGTTTAGCAAGTGACTCTAGCTTCGAATAACACAACAACTGATTAAAGAGCAGGTCAGCATAGACCGGTACAGGGATTTCCCCCGACAGGAGAACCTTGACAAAGGGATGTTGCTCCGCCTTGTCGTGGTTTTCCTTGATTGCGTCTTTAAGTGCCATTACGCGCCGGGAGGCGAGGGCCAAGTGATGTCTTCAAGAGTAGCCGCTTGAGCACTGGTTGAAGGCATGTCACGTAGTGCTTGTCGGTATGTAGCCCACAGCGCTTTTTCTTCACCGGTAAGTGGAGCATCGCTGACCTGTGTCCAATCGCACTGTTGTAGGTAGTAGTTGCGAGCATTTCTCACAGCCGTAGCTATTTGCTCGCTGGTAAGCGGTACAACTTCTGGGGTAGGCATGTGCTCTATGTACCCAAGCTCTGTCAAACCTACCGTGTCTGTTAAACCTGTACGCTCAAGAACTGATGCGTAGGACATAGGCCCTTCAATGACTATGCCGTTCACGACGTAGTTAAATAGTACGTTTTGCATTTACATGTCTCCTGTGCCTGTGGACGGAAATGAACGACCAGCGCCCCAAATAATTCGTACGCAACCACGACCGCCGCGCTTGGGCCCATAAGCCTGTGCTGAGTTACCGCCTTGCCCCGATCCGCCGCCGTACAGACCCCCATCAAGCTGGTAGTTACCATAACTGAAGGAAGGGTTTTCACCGCCACGACCGTTTTCGCCGCCGCTACCACCGCCACCACCGTAGTAGCTTTGTACAACCCCAGAAGCCCCTTGTCCAAACGGACCGGTGCCACCGCCGCTTGAATAGCCGTAGGTGCTTGAGTAATCTGAACCGCCAGCAGCACCACCGCCAGTGCCGGCTGTACCAGCGTTACCGCCGTTACCTGTATATCCGCCAGCACCGGAGCCAGCACCGCTACCGCTAAAACCGCCGTTGCCGCCGCCATCGCCTGTGTAAGTTCCGCCGCTACCTACTTGGCCTCCATTTCCGGAAACAGTTCCAGCGGACATAAAATAGCTCTGTCCACCAGAAGCATTGCCGCCATTAGGTGCTGCGATATAGTCTCCGCCTTTGCCCACTACAACCGTGTAGTCAGTTCCGGGAACCACTGCGATATTGTTTTTCCAGCCTAAACCACCACCGCCGGGAGCGGTTGTGTATGTCTGTGACTGACTGCCTGAGCCGCCGCCAATACATACAACGCAAACGCTGGTCACACCGGGTGGGCATTTCCATGTGTACGTGCCACTACCAAAGCCGTAAAAGGCTTGTCCTACCGCACCGCCCCCGCCGCTTGAGCTTAACAACGATGCCGTTTGTGCAGCGGTTAAAAAAGTGCCATTTACTGTGGAACCCAGTTGGGTTACAAGCATCTTATTTGCTAATAGTTCAGCCATTGTGCGCTCCTTACTCCGGCATTTCCGGGAAAGTTACATCTGTGGGAAATCCCTTTTGCTTGGTGATGTCACGCAAGCCCTGCTTGTAGGCAGTAATCTTTTTCTTTTTGGCGTCAGAATAGCCTTCCCATCTGTCCATTTGCGTAAGGACATCCGCTTCAATCAAGAGACGGTTTCTCTTTGATCGAACTTCTAGAGCGCGCGTGTTTGCGGTGATTTCAGCGAGTATCGCTTCAATTTCCTTAGCGTTAAGCTCTCTAATCTTCTTCCCGTCTTTGACCACAATAGTCCCATGCACGTCGTCCGGGATAGGAAGGTAGTTGCTTTCCTCTCCATCGGGTACCGCGTTTGAGATTGCTATAGAGCGGCCTTTTTCATCAAAGTTGGCGTATCGTGTCATTATCGATTCCCGTAAATAGTAGCTGCCGCTGTGTAGATCTCCTGTGGAGCAATTGTTGAACTGGTGTTGCTAGGTGAACGCGCTATTTCTAACGAACCCAACATACGCAAATCACAAATCAGGCTTCCATCAAAGAACGTGCCCAGACCGTAGTACATGTGGTAGTCAAAGAACTGATAAGTTGTCTGATACAAGTGGGTTGTTCCCGCAAGCAGCAGAACAGTTGTATTGGCTGGCACAACCACGCTTATGGTGGCAGTGCTAGTGCCATCTGATGAGGTCGTAAACAACCCTGACCATGTCCCGCCAGTGGTTCCCGAATACGTAGCTGCATTTGGTGTAAACAAAGCGATGGCCGCTCCGCCATAGCTACTGTAGTCCGAGCTGTAGTAAAAGGTAAGACTGCGCGTGATTGAGGCACCTGTTGTGTTTCTAACAGGCAACACGGACCACGTTAAACCAGTGTAGTTGTTTGTGGTGTTGTTGTCGTAGTAGTTGACAGCCCGAATATGCCCTAAACGCTGGTTATTTGCAAAAACCGTTTCCCGCTGGTAGTTACCGTCGCGGTTGTTTGTGAACATCCTATCGGTAGTGCCGTTGGGATAGCCGTCTCCCAAAAACATGTTCCATGCCATGCCCCTTGACGTGGCATCAGTACCAATTGTGGCTTGGTTCAAGGTACCGTTAGGACCGTCGGATGTCCAAGAAGGTGAGCTGTACGTATTGGCCTGAGCCGAGCTACTGCGAACAAATCCAACAATTAAAGTTGAATCGTTAGGAAGAGGGGGTGCGGCTGTTGGGGTAGAAAATGATAACACTCCGCCGCCGCTTGTTTGCATGTACTGACCCGCAGTACCGTCTGCTGTTGGCAGGGTTAATGCGACACTGCCTGATTTTTGAATTTGATCGACAACGATTTTAGACATAAAAACTCCTATTAATTAAATAATGCGAATCCATCTGGGTTAAGTATAAAGAGATACGCCCCTGATGGGAGCGTTAATACATTCGCCGCAGTAACCGTCACCGTCTCCATCCCAAAAGTCATAGTGCCTGCAGGCAACGCAGTGTTAGCGCTAAACGTAGTAATAAATGGGATTGCAGAAACGGAAATGGCCTGAAACTCCAAACCAGTACCGTTAGACGCTAAAAATTCTCCGGTATGTCCAACGCTGGTAGGGATTGCTTGTGGTACGCGATTATCTACATAGCCTTTAACTGCGTACTCTGTAGGGACGGCTAGGTTAGTTGGGTTAAGCCCCCCTAAAGTTACGTCAGATGAGAACTCATTAATTGTCTCGCCTAACTGAGCGCCAATTGAACCCAGTTGTAGCGAGGAAAGGCCGGACAAGTTAAACGCATTAGCATTTAATGTCGCAGTACCGGTTCCTTGGTCAACTGTGAAGTACTCCCCTACCCTGAAGTTACCATTCTGGTCAGTGGACACATAGTACACCCGCCCCGGGAATACCTCATCAACTTCATTCCCTTGCGCCGGTGGGATTAGAGGTGTTCCGGGGTAGTTGGTGGTTGTAACCCCGCCAGTACCAATATTTAAGAAGTCATGTCCGGTTAGGCGGATTTGAGAGTAATCGTAACGAATTGTTAGACCAGTACCATCTGGTGATGGATTTGGTTTTTCTTGCGCCAACGCAAGGAACATAATACTGGTTATATCTACATAGGTTCCTGATACGGACTGTATAACATACGAGTAAGGGTCACCTGCGAGTTGAATACTCGCTGCCTCAATAGGCTCTGCCGTTAAGTTATTAGCAACCAGCAACACGCCTTTTTGTCCAGTTACCCCACCAGTGTCAATAACTAGCTGATTTCCGTTGCCGTCATTAATTGTCTCTCCAGCCAAAAATACAGCAGACCCAACATTGTATTTGACGTACACCTTCCCGGCTGAAGACTGTAAGTTAGTTACAACAGCCAGCGCTCCCGAGGTTTCTCCTGTAACCAGATCCCCAGCTACAAACCCCAAGTTAATAGGTGCGGTAACGGTCTGAAGTTGGATGCCGTACAGACTGCCTGTTACCGGCACTTCAGAAGCATCGTAGCCGCTAGACGCGACACCCCAATGCCCATATGAGTTATTGCCGTTCAGGGCACGTATAAACCCACCGCCAGATGCTGCATAACCAAAGTAGCAGTAGTAAGTAAAGCAAGAGACAATCTCAGCTTTGCCTTGGTCTTTAGTGTAGTAACCAACCCCCAAGTCACTAATAATTGTGTACCCGTGAAACAGCATGGACTTGAATCCTGTGGCATGAGCCGTGCCGTCTATGTAAGCCCCAACCGCGCCTGAGCAGATTGACGCGCACTCAAGTACATATGGAGACTTTGTTGTAACAGGGGAGGCTGGATTAAACCCCACTACAACCCCCTTAATTATGGAGGTTGTAATGTCATCCGGAGTCGTGCCGGGGACCCAGCCGGTCATTCCGCCAAATGTCATCTTGTTCAAAATAGAACCGTTTGACATAGCAAACATCATTGATTGCGCGTTAGGAGTTACGCCGTCTGCGGCTAATCCACCTGCAGGTTGAACTTTAACTGTCCTCTGGTTGTCTCCAACAATTGCTGTATTAGTAGGGACAATAATGGGTAGCAAGCTCTCTATATATGTGCCTGTTTTGACAAAAATAGTGGAATTCCCCGCCACCGCAGCAGCAACCGCTGCCTGAATAGATGCAAATGGTGTAGCCATGCTAGTGCCGGGATTGCTATCATTGCCATCGGGTGACACATAATAAACGCCGGTTGACCCAGATGCGTTTAACCACTCAATATCAATGCCGTTAGGGGCTACTGTTAGCGAGTAACCTTCTAACCCCGGAGTAATAACTGGAAGTATGTTTGCCGCCCCTTGAGCAAAGAATTGCCATTTCCCCGCAGCAAACTCAACACTAAAGTTTGTCCCAGAAACAAAATCCTGAGTAGCTATGTATGATGACTCAAGATTAATGGCAACATCGTTCAGCAGATATTGAGTTGTTGGGAGCCAATCTCCGCGCCACCTAATGCCCCCATTAAATATA